AGTGATGGTCGATTGCTTGAATGGACACTTGATACAGGCACTGAGGCTGCTGCTATTGCAAATGCTCCAACAAGTTGTACAGGTGTGATTGTTACCCAAGAACGTATTGTTTTTGCGCTGGGTGCAGGTGGTAATCCTCGTAGGATTGCATGGTGTGATCAAGAAAACAACACTTTGTGGACTCCAGCCGCAACCAATCAAGCTGGCGACTTTGAATTGACCACCATTGGCTCCTTGTTGTGTGCCAAGCGCATTCGTGGTGCAACCATCTTGTTTACAGACGTTGATGTTCATACAGCCACTTACATTGGCCCACCATTTATCTATGGTTTTGAGCGTGTAGGCACTGGTTGTGGAGCAATCTCTAAACAAGCTGTTGCTGCCACTGATAACGCTTGTATTTGGATGTCTGGTACTGGTTTTTGGATCTACGATGGTTTTGTTAAGCCACTAGTTTCGGATGTTGGGGACTATGTTTTCAAGAACATGAACCTTACACAATCATCCAAAGTGTATTGTGTACACAACTCAACATACGGTGAAATCTGGTGGTTTTACCCAAGCGTGGCCACAAATGAAGTTGATTCATATGTATCGTATAACTACCGGGAAGGCCATTGGGCGATTGGCACATTGGACCGTACTTGCGGTACTGATAGAGGCATCTTTTCAAATCCATTGATGGTGTCTTCTGATGGTTTTCTGTATGAGCATGAGGTTGGATTTAACTACGAATCGCAAACAGTATTTGCTGAGTCTGGACCAGTTGAGCTTGGTGCTGGAGATCGCGTCCTAAGTCTTACTGGGCTAATTCCTGATGAAAGCACTGCTGGACAAGTACAAGCTCGTCTAAGCACCAAGTTTTATCCCAATTCTGTGGAATACAACTACGGACCATATTCTATGAACTCACCTACATCTTTGCGGATCACTGGTCGGCAAATAGCTGTAAGGATTGAAGGTGCTGATTTGGCTGATTGGCGAGTTGGTGTAATTCGCTTTGACGGCAAGCCTGGAAGTATGCGTTGATGGATTATGAGAAATACAAACTCAATGGTGAATTGCCACTATGGGCTGTACTTTTTCAAAAAGTAGAAAAAATACTTGATCCTGCTTTAGAATACGACAACACATACAACATTGAAGATGTGGCAGATTGCATCTCAGACGGAACGATGCAACTATGGCCTACTAATAATAGTGCTGTAATAACGCAAGTGCAGAACTTTCCTAGGATGAAAGTCTTGCATATTTTTTTGGCTGGTGGCAATCTAGAAGAACTAGAAACGCTAACCCCTCATATTCAGAAGTTCGCTGAAGACATGGGATGCCGTAAGATCACCTTAACTGGGCGTAAGGGCTGGTCAAGAACTTTTGTAACTAAATTCAACATGAAGCCAACGCATTATTGGCTTTCAACGGAGGTGTAATTATGTCTGGTGGTTCAAGTCAACAATCACAGCAGCTTGACCCTGCAATGCGCGATGCGTTTCTTGGAAACGTAACTCGCGCTACAGATGTAGCCGGAAATCTGGGTGCAAGAGAATTTGCTGGTTTTAACCAAGACCAGGCTACAGCGGCAAATATCTATCGCCAGTTTGCAGACCCAAACAGTGAAACTTTTCAGGGTATGCGAGATGCTTATGGGGTAACCAACCGAGCCGCTAATTATCAACCCCAAAATGTTCAGTACAACGCGTACGGTGGTGCAACTGTAGCTCCTGCTGCTATGGCTGCTCAACAAGGATATACAGCAAATCAGTTTTCCGGCGCACAAACAGGGCCAACTAATTTAGCTTCAGGTACTGGCTACACAGCTTCTCAGTTTAATGGATCTCAAGCTGGCCCCGCTACTTTAGCTCAAGCTGCGGGTTACACATCGCAAGAGTTTGGTGGTGTTAGTGCTGGCGATGCCGAACGATCGCAAGCTGCTCAGTTGGGCCGTGGTGATATTCGTGATGTATCTGCTCAACAAATTGAGGCAGAGCGTATCGCCGCTGCTCAAGCCAATCGTTTGGGCGCTAGGGATGTATCCGCTGCTGGAGTATCTGGCGCACAAGTAGCATCTGAAGCTCTTGGCCAAATTGCTCCACAAGCCCGTCAGAATGTTCGTGATATTCAAGCTGGATCATTCCTGAATCAAAATATTCAGCAGTACATGAATCCTTACACACAAGCTGTTACGGATCAAAGCTTGCAGGATCTTGAGCGTTCACGACAACTGCAACAACAACAGACATCTGCACAAGCTACTGCTGCAGGTGCTTTTGGTGGATCTCGTCAAGGTGTTGCTGAAGCTGAGACTAACCGTGCTTTTGGCGAGAACGCTGCTCGTTTGGTTGCTCAACAGAATGCCGCCGCATATCAAGCTGCACAACAAGCTTCTGAGTCTGATTTGGCTCGGGCCATGCAAGCACAACAGCTTAACCAAGCTCAAGATGCTGCTACTACTCAGCAGTCCTTGCAGTTGGCAGGGCAGTTTGGCCTTGCCAATCAAGATGCAAACCTCCGGGCTGCCTTGGCCAATCAAGGCGTTGACACGCAATATGGCTTGTCTAATGCTCAACTTGATCAACAAGCTCGACTTGCAAACCAATCTACAGGTTTGGCTGCTTCTCAAGCTAACCAAGATGCAACATTACGTGCTGCACTCTCAAATCAAAATATTGATATGAATGTTGGCCAGTTGAACACACAAAATGCTCAACAGAGTGCATTGGCTAACCAGGCCGCGGCTAATCAAATGGCTCAGTACAACGCTGGTAATTTTCAGCAAGCAGGTTTAGCTTCACAGGCAGCAGCAAATCAAGCCGCTCAGTTTGGTGCATCTGCACAAAACACCATTGCTGCTCAGAATGCTGCTGCACAGAACGCACTGGCTCAGTTTAACGCGGGTAACCTCCAGCAAGCTGGTTTGACAAATGCCGCTGCTCAAAATGCCGCATCACAGTTTGGTGCAGGCGCAACGAATGCAGCTTCACTTGCTAATCAAGCCGCCCTAAATCAGGGACAGCAGTTTAATGCTGCAAACTTGCAACAAGCAGGGTTGTCTAATCAACAAGCTCTTAACCAAGCCAACCAGTTTGGTGCATCTGCATTTAACCAAGCTGGATTGGCTAACCAAGCCGCTCTTAATGCTGCGGCTTCTCAGCAAGCAGGTTTGACGCAACAAGCTGGCCTGACAAACGCTCAAAGTTTCTTGCAAGCTAACTTAGCTAACCAGCAAGCTGGATTGAGTGCAAACCAACAATCCATTGCTGCTGGGAATCAACTGGCCAACATTGCAAATGCTGGTCAACAAATGGGTTTTGCTGGCGCTCAAAACTTGGCAAATATTGGTACAGTTCAACAGCAGTTTTCTCAACAGCAGTTGGATGCAATCCGCAACTTGCCATTGGAGCAACAACAGATCATCAACCAAGCGTTGGGCCTCAATGTTGGTGGTGGTTCTGGTGTGCAATCTCAATCTACTTCAAACCAAGGCTTGCTTGGTCTTTTTGGTTAAGGAAAAACTATGTTTGATTTCGGTCTACTGTCAAACGCAGCGCTTACTGGTCTTAGCGATCAAGAAAAGACTGACCTTCAAAAGCAAGCAACTACTCAGTTCTTGCTTGGGTCACTGTTGAGCAATGATGCCTCTACTGGCTTAAAGTCTGCTCTAAGTGTTCCAGACCAATATTTGTCTGCTCAAAAAAATATTAATACATCAAAAGAAACACAGAGACAGCGCAAAGAAGTAACAGACTTTCTTGAAAAATATACGCCAACTCCAATGCAAGCTGGTCAACGTGCTTTGGGCGTAGAAGGTCGTGGCCCAACTAACACTGCTGCTCAAAATCAACAGGCAATTCTTAATACTCCGATTAATTACCAGCAAGCTTTAACTGATTCATTGCGTTTGTCAGGCAACCCCGCTCAACCTCAAATTCGTGAAACACTTTCTGCAATGCAGCCTAAATTCCAAGGTGATTTGCGTGTTGATGTAAACGGAAAAATTGTTGGTAGTTTGCCTACAACAAAGGATGGAATCCAACAGCAATTTAATCCTGCAACTGGTCAATATGGTGCAAATCCAGTGCAGAACTTTATGCTTTCGCAGATTCTTACTAAACCGCCGGAAGCATCAAAAGATACCATGCTTGGGGTTGGCCCTAATGGAGCAATCCAGCAGATGCCTATTCCGGGTGCAGCAAAATCAATCACAACAATTGAAGGCGCAAAAGCTCGAGGCCAAGCAGAAGGTCAACTTGAAGAAGTGATTGGTGCTGACGGTAAAACTTATAAAGTGCCAAGGTCTTCATTGCTTGCTGGCACTACAAACACGGGTCAGCCTAATACAAATCAAACTGGAGCGGTTTCTAAGATTTCTCCTGCTCAAGAAGCTGTAAACAGAGCTGCATCCGATAGATACAACGAATTTACAGCCACTTCATTGGCTAATGCAATGACAGTAAATGATCGAAAGATGTCTGCTGAATATTTGTATAACGCCGCAGAGCAACTTGACCCTAACAAGGCTACTGAGTTCTTGTCTGCTGGTGCATCGTACATTCGTGCAATTCCGGGTGTTGGTGACAAGTTTGATTCTTTTGTTGGCAACGTCAACCTGCTTAACAAAACACGCTCTGAGGGTGTCTTGAAAGGGTTGAACAACATTAAAGGTAACGCCAACGCATTTGAAGGCGGCATTGTTGATCGTGCCACAACTGGTGTATCTGATCCCAAGTTTGTGACCAAATATGTGTCTGCATTGGAAATTGCTGCTGCTGATAAAGACGATGCTCGTCAACGATTCCTAGACAACTACACTGGTGAGCCAAAGTCTGTATATACAGCATGGCAAAATTCCCCAGATAACCCACGTTTGTACAATCATCCAAAGGTCAATCAGTTTCTTACAGAGCAGATTGGTTCTTGGCAACAAGGTGGCTCTCAAGGCGCTCCAGTGCTTCCTTCTGGCTTTACAGCAGGGCGTAGCAAGTCAACTGGTGCTGTTCAAATCAAGAAGCCTGATGGTTCTATCTTTGTAGTAGGTCAGTAATGGCAACTAAAGACGAAATCTTTGCATTTGCTGCACAAGAGGCAGAGCGCCAAGGGGTTCCTCTTTCTTTAGTGCAAGGCGTTATTGACGCTGAGTCTGGTGGCAGGTTTGATGCTGTTGGACCCAAAACAAGGTCTGGTGAAAGTGCTGTTGGACCTATGCAATTGATGTCTGCTACAGCCAAGGATCTTGGCGTAGACCGAACTAACTGGGAAGACAACATTCGTGGTGGTGTTAAGTATCTTGGCCAACTTAGCCAACGGTTTGATTCGCCTGATTTGGTTCTTGCTGCCTATAACGCTGGCCCTGGTAATGTGGAAAAGTATGGTGGTGTTCCTCCATTCAAAGAAACCCAAAACTATGTGAAAAAGGTTCAGAACTTTATGGCCAAATCTCAAGCAGATGATGATTTTGTTCCGTTTGAGCAAACTACATCACCACAACAAACACGAGATACCGCAATTGATGTTTCTTTCCCGCAAGGCATGGGTACAGAACAGACAACACGGGCAATGACTCCTGCTCAACCAGCGGCTGATGATTTTGTTCCGTTTGCGTCAGCACCTGCAAAGCAAAAGACACCTTCTACTCCTAGTTTTACAGATATTGTTGATGCTGCAAAAGCGCAAGCTAATCAGCCACCTAACCAGTTCCTGACAGACTTGCGCTCAAGCTTTAACCCATTAGATGTTTTCCGTGGCAAGACAACCACTGGTCAACTTGCAATGGGTGCTGGCAACCTGATCAACACAGGCATTCAAAATGCCTTGGGTGGTCTTGGTTTTTCAGATGAGTACCTTGGCCGAGATCGTACTCAGCCTACTGCCCCTACTGCTCCCACTCAATCAATTAGCGACATCCTTAGTGGTGTTGCCAAAACAGCTACAGAGCGCCCTGGATTGCTTGTGGGCGGCATGGCTACAGGATTACTCGATCCGCTTAACATAGCCCTTCCTGGCGGCATTCAGAAGTCATTGGTTGCTGCTACCCCTAAAGCTTTGGCTCAAGCTGCTCCACGGACTGTGGGTGCTGCTCAGAATGTGGGTACAGCGGCTGCTTCTGGTGGTATCACTTCTGGCGCTGCTCAGTTGGCAGAAACAGGAACAATCAATCCTGCCCAGTTGGGTAATGAGATGGCGGCTGGTGCTTTGATGGCTGGTCCTACTGCGGCACTTGGTGCTGCAACTACGCCTCGCCAACCAGCCGCATTGACACAATCACAGCTAGTTGCTCAACGTGCTATTGCCGAAGGTGCAACACTGCCACCTACTCAGGTCAATCCTACGATGCTGAATCGTTTGCTTGAGGGGTTCTCTGGCAAACAACAGACTAGCCAAGTTGCATCACTAAAGAACCAAGAGGTTATCAATACTCAGGCTCGTAAGTCTTTAGGTCTTGCCCCTGATACACCGATTACCCCACAAGTACTTGAGAACTATCGCAATGTCAAAGGCCAAGCCTACGATGCTTTGAGAGCAAACAACTCTTATTACACTGACAAAAAGTTTATTACTGACGTAAATCAGAGAACTGCTGATCTTCAAAAAATTGCTGGCACTACAGATGTAAGTGCAGAGTTAAATATTTTGAATGGATTGCA